GCATCCTCAAGCTTCTTAAGTTTAGCCTTAAGCGGATCAGTGTTAAAGTCACGACTATCGACGATCAGTGAAGCAGTCGGCTGATATACAACGTCATCAATAGTAACGTTAACAGGGGTAGTAGTAATCTCCCAAGAGAAAGTAATTGCATCAGGACTATCATTAATAGTCTCGTACGAACGATCACTAGGAGAAGCGCGGCAACCATAGATAAGGTGCAGCTTATATGCGAAGTCATTACCAACCGTATCATTACCAACCTTAGTCCTATAGCAGAGACCAAAGCCCTTACGAGTCTGCTGACCAATAGTAACGCCAGCCATAAGAGTACGAGAACCATCGCACTCAGCAAACTCATCCGGATAAGTATAAGCCTCAATGCTGGCACCGAACTCCTCAATACCATAAAGGGTGAGGTAGTTCATATTGTCAGCCCAAAGCTTATTAGCATCGGCGCCAGAAGGAGACTCCGAAACAGAAGTAAGACCATTCCAAGCAACGCCATTGCTATAATTACCGCTATTATCTACAAGATACAAAACAGCATGATCGACACCATTCTCGTAATAACGAGTGCCGACCGTATCCCACTGAATACGTGCCATAACTATCCTCCTAAATTATAGATTTGTTATATGTTAACGTATAACTCCAATGACATAAATTGTCCGCTACATAGAATCTTCCAGGTCTGATTAATAAATTTGGATTATTTAATTTAAAAATATCACCTGGAATCGAGCTTTCGAAATCATAATCTATTATTGTCATATCAAAACTTCGAATAACAAGATACGGAGTGCCATCAGCATAAAATATATTGGGAACGTCTTGAGTCAATATGATACATGGATACTCTAACTTGACATTAGCTGGTGGTTGTAAATAAACTTTAGATACTCCATCAATCGATCCTAATGTATTTAAAATATCATCATTATGTTCCTGAATTGTCTGGGACATGGAAGACCCCTCCTAGACTTAAAGTTATTCTATGACGTTCTGTATCAACTACTGCTGAAGTAATTTCGAAACATTGATTCATCCAACGGACATAACGCATGACTCCGAAATGCGAATTAATAAAGTCATCCGCAATAATACTAATGTCATTGAAAATATCTAAATCATCATTTAAATACTCTGATGGATTCCATCTACGATTACTTTTAAGAACATCGCCTTTGTATTTTTTCTCAACGTACTTTTCTTTAAATACTCCTGGCCGAGTCTCTTCGATAATCGAGAATCCTATGTCACCGTAAAAACGAGCCATGCTTTCCCCTCATTTTAAACTATTGGTTAACCGGTGATGCCGGTGTCACCAGTCTCGCCAGCAGCAAGTGCCTTCTGAGTCTTTGAGCCCTGATACATACCGCTGATGGTGCCGAAGCTGAACGGCAGATCAGAAGTGGTCTCAATAGCAATAGCAGAGTACGGCTTAATAAGAGCACCAGAGCAACGGGTCTCGATCAGATACTCATACTTGTTGAAGTTGAGGTCAAAGTTATCGAACAGGTTAACCTCGCCGCCCTTGTCAGCGCCCAAGCTATAGTCGGAAAGATTGACAATGATAGCAAGAAGCTTACGAGTCTCAGAAGTGGTAACCGTAGAACCATTCTGCTGCTCAGTAACGACCTGTGCAGTACGAGTAATACCATCAAAGATCGGAACCTCGACAATCTTGTCGACGCGAAGAGCCGCAGCAAGCTCGCTCTCGTTACGATACATACGATGACCAAGGGTATCCTTAGCAAGCAGCATACGAGTAATCACGTCGGTGCTAGCATAAAGCGTCGGGGTACCAGATCCCTGATAGTTCTTACGAGCAAGAACAGCGGTCTCAATAATGGTGTCAGCAATATCATTAAACGTAGCGGTATTGCTAATAGTGACAACCTCATGAATGGTATAGAGATCGTTGTCCTGATAAATCGGACGAATGTGCTCAGGATTAATATAAGAGGGATCACTAGACGGACGATCGTCGCCAACCATAATTGCACGAACGATTTCCTCGTTAAGCATCTTGCGCATCTCGCCCTTCATCCAGGCAACCACGTCAAGAGTAGTAATATCAACTACGTCATCGCGATCGATCTTCTGAAGCTTGTATACAGTCTGCGGAGTAGTTGAACGAGAGAGCAGCGAGAGGACTTCCTCGATCTTCTGGTTACCCTTAATATAACCACGGGCCCTTGCCTCGTACTCAGTAATATTAGCAGCGATCGACTTAATGCGAGCGAACGGGGTCTTCTTAACCGCGCCCCACACCTTGTCGACCCAGGTCATGTCACGAGAAATAACCTCAGGATTCTGACCAACGAGCTTGGCCTCAGGATAAAGAATCTCAAGATTCTCGA